ATTGATACTGTTACTGTATGTGCCATGTCATTAACTCCTAAAAACAAAAAAATTAAAAAAATAATAATGTAAACGAACTGTCACAAATTATCATCGTAAAAAAAAGTGGATCTTTTGAATCCCCTTTTAAAATCACTCTTACGGCGATTTAATCAAATTACATTAGATTTGTAATAGAAATTCTACGGTAATAGATATTCTTATTAGCAAATGTCAATGTTCCGTCAGCTGCAGATGTTGCGAATGGGTTTGCAACCATTCCGTAACGTGTCTTGAAGCCGATCTTTGGCTGGAATGTATCCTGGCCAACTGCACGAACCATTTGTAAAGGAACGTATGGGCAATAGAACAAGCCAGCATCAAAAGCTGATGTGCCTTTGTAGCCGATTGTCGCATAATGTGTACCAGATGTAGCTGCGAAGTATGGATCGATATAAACTTTGAAACGTCCATTTAGAACACCAGCAAATGTATTGCCAGTATCGTCAACTTGTAGGCTATTTGCTAGAGCAGGTGTATAGTCAAGAACACCAGCCATTTGCAATGCAGAAGCAACGTCTGAAGAGCAAATTAGGATGTTACCTTTACCACGGCGTGTTGCTTTAGCAATTGCGTTAGCTTCGCGCTCTAGTTGGAACATTAAGCCCTTGAACTTCTCAACTGACCAACGACCGTTTGAGTCAACGTCTAGGTTGAAAGTACCAGCTGTTGTAACGTTCTCTTGTGCACCAACTGTTGCTGTCAAGTTAATTGTACGAACGACTTCACGATTGATCTCAGCTAGGATCTCTGTCGAAAGAATGTTCGCCAACTCTTGCTCTGCGTCAAGACCGTGAACTGCTTTCAAGTCCTGTGCTAGTTCCATTGTGTACTCAGCTTTTAGCGCACGGCTACGAGCTGTTACAGCAATCTTTTCAATTGAGAAAGCCATTTCTTGGAACTGGTTACCAGCTGCATCGCCAAGTGCTTCAGCTTGTGCAGTTGTCATACCTGTACCGCGTGTGTACTCAGTACCAGCAGATAGATCAGCAGGAGAAGCACCAGATTGTGTAACTGCGTTTGATGCATTAACAGACGAGAATGCTGTGTTAGCTTCGTTAAACAACGCTTCTGTTTGTGCCTGACCTGTGTAACGTGAACGCATTGCGAAGATCAAGCCTGTTGGGCCTGTCATTGGCTGAACACCACAAATGTCATAAGCAATTAGATTAGGAGCAGCGCGGCGAACTAATGAAATTAGAACTGGATCGTAAATGTCGATGTTGCCATCACCAGCTGTAGAAGAAGATGCGCCCATTGCGTTAGCTGGGGATGCTTCTGTTAGTAGTGATGTTTGATTACGATAACCACCAGAACCAGCTGCGTCTTCGCGACATGCACGTTCTTGGTTCTCAAGAAGTTGTGCTGTAACTGAACGCTTGTGTGCGTCTTTGATTGAACTTAGATCTGGATGATCTAAGACTGGTGACCATTTTTTAATAAGATTTTCGATAGCCATTTTATTCTCCTTTGAGATTTATGTTTAATTTATTTATAAAAAATTATTTTTTGAGTGTTCTAGAAATATTCTGAACATAATGACTCATAACAGGAGAAAATGACTCTTCTAATGTAGATGTTTCTTCATCCATTTGATTCGATTTTGTTGCAACTTCATCGCTGTCAGACTCATCAAAATATTTCTTTTTTGTCAAAAGAAGTTTCTGCTTATAATCATTTTCTGTGATGAACTCAATGTTCTCAGACAATGATTTAAGTTTCGCCAATTGAACTTCAGTCAATCCTTCTGAAATGTCAGCTACGATTTTTTCTTTCTTGTAGCCATTAATTTCTTCTACTAGAGAGACATTATCTGTAATAGCCTTGTCTAATTCAGATTCTAAAATTTCAACTTGTTGTGCAAACTCTTCAACAATTTCAACTTTGTCTTCTGGAATATCAACATAATGCTCAACAAATAAATTCTTTAGTCCAACCATAAAGTCTTCAGCTAATTCAGCTTTAATGCCTGTCTCGATAGCTAGTTGGTTCTCTTCCATCCACTCTGTAACAACGTACTCTAAATACTCATCAATTTTTGTAACTAGATTTTCGTTAATGGATTGAACTTCTTCAACTAGTTTCGCTTCGAATTCTTCTTCTAGTCTTGCTGTTTCTTCAGAAACTTTTGCAAGAATTGCTGCTTCAAAGATTGATTTAGCATTGCTTTTGAATTCTTCAGAAAGCCCTTCGCCAGAAAAAATAGCAGCGATATCAGCATTCGTGTCTTTTAATTGTTCTGTCATGACAGTCTCCTTGTAAAATGCTTTAATTTATTGATAATGTATTTATAAAATATTATAGTTTTGAAATGAAATCTTTGAAAACTTGGATCATATTTTCTTCTAAGTTCTTCTTAGAAGATTCTTTAATGATCTCTTGATGTTTTGCAATTTCAACTTCTTTTAGAATTCCATTATCCCAAATCCATTGTTTGTTTTCCATAACCGCTCTAACGTATGCATCAGGAGCAGAAGGATCTGCAACAATATCAGCAGCAGTAGCAAGATAGAAATCGTCCATGACTACATTGATTCCGTCTTTTCTCTTTTCCATTGATCCAAGACCGCGAGTGGAGACGCCAACAGTAGCACCTTCATTTAGTAGATTCTTTACAATGTTTCCATATGGTGTGTCCATGATCTTTGCTTTGCCAATGAAATCATTTCCATCTTGGCGCAACTCTTTAATCATGTGAGAAACACGTTCTAAATTAATTGTTGGTCCTTCTGGATGACCTAATTCGCCATATGCACGATTTTTATCAATGTATTCTGTTTTGTATCTTATGCTTTCTTTTTGTAGAATTGGAAGTGGATACATTCTGTTGTTTCTATTCTGGCGTTCAGCTTGCATGAAAACGCCTTCGATATAATATTGTTTACCGCCAGCTTCTGCTTGTTCGATAAAGAATTTAATCTCTTCGTTAATTTCTTGAATTAGTTTCATTTGATCCCCGCAGACTTTCGTTTTTTGATTGACATTGCTCTTTTTCTCAATATAGTCGCAATTTTTGAAACTCTTTTTCTTGCGCCTGATACTTGACCATGTTTACGATGCATCTTTTCTTGCGAAGACATTTTCACAAGTTTCCCATTAACAACTTTATATCCAGCCATTTTTGTCACAGCAACTCTTCTTTGAACTTGACCATCACGAACTCTATTTACCCTAGAGATTCCAGCTTCGCTCAAAAACTCCCTAAAACTTAACATTTTTAAGGGCTAATTCCATCATCAGTAGTTTCACGACTTGTATAACCAGTCGATTTTTTGCCTTCCATAATGATTGTATATGCACAACCACTAGTGAATCCAGCCGTTGATAAAAGAATGTCGCCGTTAGCACCAGCACCAGCATTGTTTGTCAATGGCATGCTGCCTTCGCCAACTAAATTCCAAGTCCCAGTTCCACTCAATGTTGTAATCAAAGTGTTTGTGTTTCCACGCCAAAGCAAATTAACTCTAGTATTTGCTGCTGAAACGTTCCAAAACAATTTAGTGATTGACAATCTTTGTGTAGATGAATCGCCATTCGATGCAGCTAATGTATTAGCAGAGACTTTAATTACGTTAGACTCTCCAGTTCCATCAGAAATGTTTGTTAATTTAACTGCCCATGCAGATGCATGGTCTTTCAATACTTGTGTGCTTACTGCATCAGCCATTTTTTAGTCTTCCATATGTTTAGCGAATTGTAAAAGATCGTCTGCATCTTCTTCTAATCTATTCATGAACACAATTCTATTTTGCTCATTTAAATCATTATAAACTTTATATAGAAGATCAGCATCAGCTTCTTCTTTCATTTTTGCTTTGATTGTGTTATATGCTTTTTGAGCAGCTTCTGGCTTGTTCTTTACCATTGCTGATGCAACTGCGTATGGACCGCCTTTGTATTGATCACCAACTTTTTTCTTAGCAAACTCTTTGCCAATTGTATGTGCCATCTTAGTTTGTTGTGGCGTAAAATCTTCTTCTCCCAACTCTTCAACTTCTTCATGCTGTTTTTGTAGTTTCATTTTTAAATGGCCAGCATCACTAGCAGCTTTGAGAACTGCATGACGATCTTTATAGCTTCCATTAAATGTATCTTTTGTTAGATGGGCTTTGTATTTGTTGTGATGCTCAGGTTTAATGTGCTTCAATAAAGCTGCACCTGCAGGATGTAAATTGTCTTCAATCGCTTCGCCGAATGGTTGTTTATTATCTAAACGATCCGCTGGACGCTTACCAGATGCAGTTTTAATTCCTTTTGGACCCATTTCTTCTGGACCAACATGCTCCAAATCGCCCGGATCTTTAGTCTGTGCTAGATATGAAACACCAGAAAGTTTGTTTGCAATACCTTCTTTATATTTCGCACGTTCAACTTCATCTAATTGAATAAAAGATTTAAAGGTCTTCATCTACGTTTCCTTCTGAACTAAATTGAAACTCTTGTTGTTGGTCATCTTCGTTTTGTTGTTCTTCATTACCGAAAACTGAACCTGCTAATTCCATCTTTTTAACTGCTAAAAAATTTGCAACCTTATCAGCTAAAATATCTTCAATGTAACCCTTGAATTCATGAGGCTTTCCCTCTAATGCACTATTAATTGCAGATTGAATGTTTTCCATAGTATAGCTCCTTTATAGATTTGTTATTATTTATACATTACAAGATTTATGGATTGAAGTATGGCATCAAGAAATCAGATCCATTGATGTTTATAGAAATAAATCCTGCTGGACCAGATGGCATTACATATGGTCCACTATTAGCGCTGACTGCAATGTGCCCTGACGGATTGATTCGAATTCCACCAGCAACAACGACCGCATCATTAGGTCCAACTTTAGAGATGTTATCGTCTTTAAATATTAATGTTCTGTGATATTGTTTTAGTTCTGAAAGTCCAAATGATGCAGTAGAATCAATCGTGGTCGGCTTCATCGACCTTCTAACATT